AGAACAACATCATCGTCTCGCTCAATGGTGTGATTCAGGAACCTGGTGTTGGTTATGAACTGGTTGGTTCTAGAATCATCTTCGCTGAGATTCCTCGCGCAGGATCTACGTTCGTTGCCTTCTCCTACATCGGTTCTGATGCTGACGTGATCGCGGCAACCGTCGTACCTCCGATTGAGGCTGGTGACATCCTGCAAATCGAAGGTGAGGCAGATCCTCGTGAAGTCGCTCTGATCGAATCCTCGAACTCCTTGATTACCTTCGAGTACACAGGAACCGTCAAGGGTCGTAACGCTGAGGCACTTGCTGACATCAAGTCTGGTGAGATCACAAAGGCAATCATCACCTCACCTGGTGATGGTTACACCTCTCGCCCGAACGTGGACGTGGTTTCCTCGACTGGTTTCGACGGTCGTGTCCGCGCTCTGATGGGTCTGATGAGAATCGACGTGAAGACTGCTGGTATTGGTTACGCGCAACCCGCAGTTAATGTCGAGACTACCGTTGATGACGACTTCGTTGTTCCTTCTGGACCTGCTGTCAACCAAGGTTTCGATACCTACGCTGGTGAGGGTACTGACGCTCAGGGTAACCCGATCGTTATTACACCTGGTTATATCAACATCGTTTCACAACCTGTGAACGTGACCGTGAACCAAGATCAGACTGCACAGTTCACTATCATCGCTCAGTTCGTTAACAGTTCTGACAATCAAGTTGGAACAACTGCACTGAACTATCAGTGGCAGCGCAAGCAATACGGTGAAACTGATTGGAACAACATCACTGGTTCCACACTCGCGGTTTACACATCTAACGCTGCTGAACAGGCAGATGATGGTGATGAATTCCGTGTCGCAGTTACTGCTGCTGGTGCTACACCTGTCTACTCCAACTCTGTGATCCTCACAGTTCAGACTGGTGCTACTATCGTCACCAACTTCAACCCGACTCAGATCTTCCAATAAATAGTCAAAAAGTGCAATGACAGCAACCGCTGAATATAACGCTGGTACTAGAAACCTTACAGTGGACGGGGATGGACTTCCAAACCCCGTACTGTACGGTACTTTTCCCAATGCCAATAATCCTAACCAGGTAACTGAGCAGGATTTTGAACATACTTTTTATTACAGGGGTGGGACTTTTGGCGTCACTAGGACGTTTGATGCTAACACCTTTGTCCATGAAGGGTTCTTTATTCAGATTCCATTATCGGCTGCTGACAATACTCTTCTAGGTTCTGCTATCAGAGTTGGTGACAGAATCTTGTTTGTATTCGATGAGAATACTGTCAACGAAAGGAAGCAAGTATTTGTATATAAAGGCACTGAGCAGACTGCCACTGCTGGTGAGTTTTGGAGAGCAAGCGATCAGTATCTAGAACTGATTATGGATTTCCAAAGATCAGGTTATAACGGCACGTACGAATATTATGATCAACGTAATGGAAGGTCCGAAACACCGTTGGGCGCTATTGGGGTTGCTGCTAATGGCGTTGTATTTTTCAATCCCAGTGCAGGAGCAGGAGGAAATCCTCCGACTGGATTCCAATGGAATGCACATTTTGAAGGGTCGCCAGTAAACTTTGGTGATGATAATTGTGGTGGTCATCCAGAAGTAACTGGTCAGTATCACTATCATGACACTGAGTTTCTTGGTTGCTGGAAAGCAGATTCTGTGATGGCATCATATAACGATTACTATGGAGCATCTCAGTACAACGGTGACAACCTGAGACATCCAGATGGTCACTCTAAGATTCTTGGTTATGCTTTTGATGGGTTCCCTGTATACGGACCATACATGTATTCCGATCCTTGGAACAACAATAGTGATATTGGTCTTGCAACTAGTTCATACAGAGTTAAATCAGAAGAAGCAGAGAATAGACCATCCTATGGAGATAGTCAGCAGAACCCCCCAGCAGGCGCTCTGATGGCGGACTGGGAGTATGCTGAGGGTCTTGGTAACCTCGACTACCATAATGGACGTTTTTGTATCACACCTGAGTTCCAAGATGGTACATATGCTTACTTCCTTTCTACTGAATTAGATAGTGAGCAGAACCTACTTCCAGTGTTCCCATACCTGGTTGGTTTGACATCTCGTGAGGTACTGAATCAACCACCTAATAACGGTGCTGCTACACCTCCTCCCCCTGATCAAGGTGGTGGTGGTACTGTTGCCCCTGCAACTATTCAGATTACTAATCAACCGCAGAATGCCACACATAACGTTGGTCAAACTGTTACGTTTACTATTTCTGCAACTATCAGTCCTGAGGATGGACCTAAGGCATATCAGTGGTTCAGATCTACTGATGGTGGATTCTCGTTTGCTGTATTGACTGGTGCGACAGATTCGTCTTACCAGTTCACTGCATTGAATTATATGTCTGGATATAAGTTCAGATGTGAGGTGCGTGGTCCTCTTGGACTGGGCGTTACTCCCGCAACAAACTCACCGCTAACGTCGGACGTGGTGACATTGACTGTAACGGGTATTGGTGATGGTCAAGGAGATGCGGACTTCTCATCTACGGATACTAAGTTCGATACTACATCTATCTCCTTTGACGCAACATAAATAGAACTGTAAAAAAAGAACGATCATGGCAAAACAGCTAGTTGGTATTGGATCTTCGGCAAATGATGGTACTGGTGATACCCTAAGAGATGGTGCCATTAAATTTAATGCCAACTTTGATGAACTTTATGAGGCATTGGGTAACCAAACTAATATCCTGATTGATATTGGTGGTGGTATTACCGATGGTCAGGTGCTGCAATGGAGCAGTAGTCCGACTCCTGCTTTCCGTGGTGCAGATTTTAACCTGCTGACTGGTAACCTGGATACCAACGGCAATGATATTGTTTGTGATGCCACAGACAACATTGTCATCAAACAAACAGGAACTGGCGATATCCAACTGTGGGCAGGTGGATCTGGTTCTGCATATACCTATATTGATGGAGACGATGGATACCTCAAATGGTACGCTCCTTACGCTACTCTGGGCGACCTTCCTGATGCGACTAACCATCATGGTATGCTTGCTCACGTTCACGGCACTGGCAAGGCATACTTTGCTCACTCTGCTGCTTGGGTTCCCCTTGTAGACGAGAACCAAAGTATTACTGTTCTGAACGACGTTGATACCACAGTAAATGGTGGTCCGTCTGACGGTCAGGTTCTGAAATGGGTTGAGTCTACTGGTAAGTGGTCTCCTGCTAATGATGAGCAAGGAACAGGTGGTAGCGGTGGCACCACACAGAATATCTTTGAGACTGTCAATGCCGATACTGGTACTACTACTGCTTCTGCTCCTAACGATACCCTCATTATTGCAGGTGGTACTAACATCTCCACTACTCTTAGTGGTGATACTCTTACTATTGATATGACAGGCACCTTGGGTGACCTGAACCAGAATGTGTTCACCACCTTTGGCGCTGATAACGGCACTACGACTGCAACTACTATTACTGACAGTCTGACATTCACTGGTGGGTCTGGTATTACTACCAACCTGAATGCTGGTGCTATTACTATCACCAACGATTCTCCCAACGTAGTCCAAGATGTCCTTAAAAGTCTTGCAGGAGACACTGGTTCGTATACTGCTAACGCCGCTGATTCTACTGTCACGATTGCTGGTGGCACTGGGATCACTACTGCGGTATCTGGGTCAACGCTTACTATTACTAACACTGTCGCGCTACCCTCTGCCCAAGAAGGACAGTCCCTGGTTCGTGGATCATCTGCATACGAAGCAGTAGCATCTCCTGTCCTAAGTTATGCATTCTCTGCTAACAACAGCAATGCATATCAGGTAACTGGTCCTGGTATTGCTGATCAGGCAGATCCTACGATCTATGTGTATCGTGGATTTACATACAGATTTGATAACACTACTGGATCTGGACACCCCTTGGAACTGAGAGTTTCAAATGGTGGTTCTCAGATCAGTGGAACTAGTGGATCTATCAATGGAGTCCAATACTGGACAGTTCCACAAAGTCTTGCTGCTGGTACGACGTATGTCTATCAGTGCAACATTCATGGAAACATGGTCGGTAATATCGTCGTAGTCTAATGCCAAGAACAGTCCCTGGATCAGGTGCATCTATCGAACCCGTCTTTAACTCTGTCTACGGAGTTAAGGACGTTATCGTAACTAATGGTGGTAGTGGGTATGACCCTAACGACCCACCGAAGTTGTCTATTGGCAACTGTGGCACTCCTATCAGGGATGCTGTTTTAAGAGCAAACATTGCAGACAATGGTGAGATCTTGTCTGTCGATGTGGTTGACCCTGGTGAGGGTTATGATCCTCTCCGTTTGGATATTGTTAGTAATGATGAAGGTATCGTTGATGCAGACGCTAACATCTATTTGAATCCTGATGGATCTGTTAGTTTCTTGCAGGTTAATCAACCTGGTGATGGATACTTCAATGCTGAGGCATACCTCAGAGGTGGTGGTGGATCTGGTGCAGAACTAGTCCCTGTTACTGGTGGTGTGACTGGTTTGTCTGTTGAGAACAACGGTAGGAACTATACTTCCGAAGACATTACTATCGTTATCTCTGGTGGTGGTGGAGGTGGTGCTAGTGGTGTTGCCGAAGTTAATCAGTTCGGTGTTGTCGAAAACATTAGAGTTACATCAGAAGGTGAGTTCTTTGAAACTCCTCCTATCCTACAAATCATTGGTGGTGGTGGATCTGGTGCCGAAGCAAAGGCAGAGATCAACTTGGGTCGTATCTCAAACATCACACTGTTGAACCCTGGTGGTGGATATACATCTCCACCTAATGTTATCTTCACTCGTGATACCAACCTGATCAGAACACAGAGAAATAGAACCTCTCTGGTGTCCTCATTCTTCAATATGACAGCGTTGATTAGAGACGCTGCACCTGCTGACACAACTCTGTATGTAGAAACTACTAACGCTTTCCCTGGTTCTGGTAAGTTCCAGATCGGCAGAGAGATTATTAGATATACAGGTAAGACACCGATCTCTTTCACTGGATGTGATAGAGGTATTAACTTCCGTTATGACCAGCGTGTGATCCTGGATAACCTGGCAACTGATCCTAATACTGGCATCTCTGGTTACTCTTTCACTGTCGCAGACCGTGTTAGAAGAGTACAAGAGGATAAGTCCAACAAGGTTGCTATTGTTTATGACTGGCGTCCTGACACTAAGGAACTGTTCCTTACATTTGAAGTTGATGAATTGGCATTCATTGACGGTGGTAGATCTAACGAGAAGACTGCTGTTATTCAGTTCATTGCAGGTTCTGCTGCATCTTCTGGTACAGGTGTCAATCCGCACGTTCTGTTGGAAGATCCCGAAGGAAGCATTATTACCTTTACTGATCCTATCGGAACCTTAGAAGGATTTGTATTTGAAGATGATGATGAAGTTGATGGTGCTGGTGACGGTATCATTGACCTGGTAAATACTGATACAGACTTTGCAGATGAAATCAACCTTGATGGTGGTATTGCATCATCTCTGTATGGTATTGAAGAGACTGTTGGTGGACAGAACACTACACTGTTCCAGCAAGGTGATCAGATTTATGACTCCAACCTTGTTCCTTTGACTGCCACTATCGGTACTGCTGGTGCTCTGGGTGATGGTGTTGATCACACATCTACTACTGCTGTCAAAGTACAGACCTGGAACGATACTCCATATCAAATCGGTGAAACTGTTACTGGTAGCAGCACAGGTGTTACGGCAACGGTTGTTTCGTTTAATCAGACTGCTGATGCTTTCGGATATCGGATGTTAGAACTCAGCAGCATTACAAATAATGGTAACACCTACAAGTTTAGTACCTCAGATACTCTGTCTGGGCAGACATCTGGTGCTACCTCTGTGTTCAACAGACAAGAATATACTAACCTGGTCAGAACTGAACCAGAATAAACCTAATAAATAAAAGGAAGGTAATTGCTTAAAGATGGCACTTCTAACAGATCAATTTAGAATTTTTACTGCGAAGCGATTTATTAAGTCGTTAGAGGGTGCCGATCCCACGCAGTCTGACCTAGTTGCAGGTTCGTCCCGTGACAGACTCTATGTCTTCATCGGTCGTCCCCAAGAGTGGGATAACGAGAATGCTCCCCCGACTCCTGTGGATTCGTTCCAAGAGTTCTCGGATACATTCTCCGATATGATTTCCTTGAAGCGTGTGCTTGCTAGCGACACAATTCAAGTTATTCGTCGTATTGACTGGACTCCCCCAGAACAGACCACTGGTGGTCTGGGTTACGTTTATGATATGTATCGCCATGACTATTCTTCCACGAAAACAGCATCGTCTGGTGCTACGAAACTCTACGACGCGGACTTCTACGTCGTTAACTCGCAGTATCAGGTTTATAAGTGCATCTACAACGGGACAAGTCCTTCTGATCCTAACGGTAAACCTTCTACTGTTGAGCCTACTGGCACCTCC